AATTGCAAATACAAAAAATTTAGCAGAAGAACTTGATGACGATACGCTTATCTCTATAGGTAATGCTGTTGTTGAAGGTTATGAAACTGATAAAGCCTCAAGGGAACCTTGGGAAAAGGATTTAAAGACTTGGACAGAGTTAGCATTACAAATCTCAGGGAATAAAACATATCCTTGGCCTAATGCTGCAAATATTAAATATCCTTTGTTAGCTACTGCTGCTATGCAGTTTGCTGCTAGAGCATATCCTACTCTTGTTCCAAGTGATGGTAAGATTGTAAAATGTAGAGTTACTGGTTTTGACCATGATGGCGAAAAAACTAAACGAGCAGAACGTATCTCTAAACATATGTCTTATCAAGTTTTAGAAGAGATGGATGATTGGGAAGAAGATATGGATAAACTTCTTATTTGTCTTCCTATTGCTGGTACTTGTTTTAAAAAGACTTATTGGAATCCTAATAAACAACGTAATTGTTCTATTCTTGTTTTACCTAAAACATTAGTTGTTAATTATTTTTGTCGTAGACTTGAAGAAGCTGAACGAATCACAGAAGTTCTTACACAAACTAAACGTAAAGTAAAAGAATTACAAAATCAAGGTTTGTATCTTGATGTAAAACTTAGTGATCCTTCTGTTGGTACAGAAGATCCAACTAAATCTATTAATGAGGCTTTTCAAAATACAACTTCTGAGGATAATACTACACCTTATATTATATTAGAACAACATACTTATCTTGATTTAGACCAAGATGGTTACTCAGAACCTTATATTGTTACTGTAGAATTAGATTCTCATAAAGTATTGAGGATTATTCCTCGTTTTAATGGGGATAGTGTTATTGTTGATGAAAAGAGTAAGGTTATTTCTATTGAGGCTACTCAATATTATACAAAATACTCCTTTATTCCCAATCCTGATGGGGGTTTTTATGACCTTGGTTTTGGTAGATTACTTGGACCTCTTAATAATTCTGCTAATACTATTATTAATCAACTTGTAGATGCTGGTTCTTTATCAAATTTACAATCTGGTTTTATTGGTAAAGGTCTTCGCATCAAAATGGGAGAAACTAAGTTTGTTCCTGGTGAATGGAAGGCAGTAAATGCAACAGGGGATGATATTAAAAAGCAAATCTTTGCTTTACCAGTACGAGAACCTAGTGATGTTTTATTCAAACTTCTGGATCTTCTTTTAAAGTCTGGAAAAGAGTTAGCATCAGTAGCTGAAATATTTGTTGGTAAAATGCCAGGTCAAAATACACCTGCTACTACCACAATGGCTACAATTGAACAGGGTATGAAGGTATTTACTTCTGTTTATAAACGTGTTTATCGTTCATTAGCATCAGAATTTAAAAAAATATATAAACTTAATCGTGAGTATATGAATAATGAAGAGTACATTTCAGTATTAGATGAACCTGTACAACAGGAAGATTATAAAGGACCAGAAAACGATATATATCCAGGTGCTGATCCTACCGCTGTTTCTTCACAAGAGAAGCAAGCAAAAATACAAGCTGTAATGCAACTTCTTCAACTAGGTACTATTGATCCAATGGCAGTAACTATGTTATATCTTGAAGCTCATGAGATTCCTAATCCTGAGAAATTAATGAAGCAACCACAGCCACAACCAGATCCTAAGATGGAAGCAATTAAGGCTAAGGCACAAGTTGATCAACAAAAAGCACAGATTGATATGCAGGTTGCTCAACATAAGATGCAGTTAGAACAGGCAACAAAAGAACAAGAACTTCAAATGAAAGCTGCACAGGTACAACAAGAATTAGAAGCTAAGAAAATGCAAGCAATTCTTGATGCACAACTTGCACAAGCAACTCAAAGTTCTAAGATACAGATGGATCAACAAGCAGCACAAGCTAAAATGGGACAGCAAGCACAGCAGTCTAAACTTAATATGGTAACTCAAGCAATGAGTCATCAACAAACTATGCAGCAACAAGCTGAACAACATAAACAACAACAGAAACAAATTCCAAAGGGGACTACTAAGAAATGATTGAAATTACAAAAGCGGATTTCGATGATTGGAAATCCAGTAAAGTTACTAAAGCTTTCTTTCAAGCTGCCGAAGAAAGGGTAGAAGATTGTAAAGATATGTTAGCAGGTAGTGCTGGTGTTGATACCTTACAAGATAGATTTCTTGTTGGTATGATTCAAGCTTATCGTGAAATGCAAGATTTTAGGATTGTTGAATTTTGATTACTTTACTTTTACACCACATTCTAATTGATCCTGATAAAAAGGAAACAGTATCCCCCGGAGGTATTGTAATTCCAGATCAGATTATAGAGAAAGAACGTAAAGCTGTTGAATATGGAACTGTCCTACAAGTAGGTCCAACTGCTTATACAGATTATGGCCGTGATCCTAGTATAATTAAAGTTGGAGATAAAGTTTCGTTTAATAGGTATTCAGGAAAAGAAATTACTGATCTTGATGAAAAGAAATATTTAATTGTTAATGATTCAGATGTTCTCTGTATCTTAAATTAAGGATAAAAAATGGATGAAGACATTCAATCTGTAGTAGATACAGAAGCAGTTGTAGAACAAAGTGTAGATACTTATGAACAACAAGCTCGTGAACAAGGATGGAAACCAAAGGAAGAATATCAAGGTGATCCTTCAAAATGGCGTCCTGCTAAAGAGTTTGTAGATCGTGGAGAATTGTTTTCCAAGATTGATACTATGGGCAAAGAACTTAAAGAGACTAAGAAAGCTCTTGCTATGCTTCAAGAACATCATTCTAAGGTTAGGGAAACAGAATATAACAAAGCACTATTAGAATTAAAAACACTTCAAAAGAAACATCTAGAAGAAGGTAATTCAGATGGTTATCTAGAGACTACAGAATTACTTACAGATTTAAAAGCTGAACAAAAAGCTAGGGAAGTTGTAAAAGAAGTTACACCTCCTCAACAAGATCCACGATTTATTTCCTGGTTGGGAGAAAATAAGTGGTATCAGAAAGAAGTTGAGATGCGTGAATTTGCTGATTCGATCGGTATGGGATATGCACAAACACATCCTAACCAAGATCCAGAAGAAGTGTTACAGTATGTAACAGTCCAAGTTAAAAAGAGATTTCCAGATAAGTTTGTAAATCCTAATCGTAATAAACCTGGTGCTGTTGGTACTTCTGATACTAATATTGAAAGTCGAGGTTCTTTTCAATTAACAGAAGATGAACGTCGTGTTATGAATACATTTGTTCGGACAGGTATTATGTCAAAAGAAGAATACATTGCCGAAGTTAAGAAAACTAGAGGAGTCTGAGATGACCGCAAAAGAAACCACTAAACGAGTAGTTCGTCGCGCTTTGTCACAACAAGGTCCACAATCAATTGTCGGGGATAAAGATCCCAATTTTCACTATAGGTTTGTGAATGACGTTGGTAGTAGGGTCTATAATTTTCAACAAGCTGGCTATGAGCTTGTAACTGACGATAATCTTGTCGTTGGTGATTCTCGTGTTTCGGATGCGTCTAATCTTGGATCTGCCCATCGTGTAGTTGGTGATGGTGGAACTGTTTCAGTACTTATGAAAATAAAGAAAGAATGGTTTGAAGAAGATCAAGCTAAAAAAGCTGCTCATGTAGATGAGCAAGAAAAGGCCATGAAACAAGATGCTTCTAGGGAATTTACTGGAACTTTAAAAATTTCATAATTCCATAGAAGTTTTTATAACTTTATGGAGATTTTATGGCTAATACGTCTAAAATTAACGGTTTTAAACCAGTAAAGCATATTACTGGTGCGCCCTATAATGGGCAAGCCAATATTTACGAGGTGCCTGCTGGTGAAGCAGTTCCTGTATTTATTGGTGACTTGGTTAAACTGTCGGACTCGGCTGCTACGTCGTTTTATCCGGCAGTTGAAGCTGTTGTTGGTGCTTCCGCACAGATCAATGCTGGTCCCATTCTTGGGTCTGTGGTTGGTATTGTGAATGTCAAGCAAGATCCTATTACTGGTGTTATGTCCGGCGGTAGTATTGCTCTTGATACTCCTGTGTATCGTCCTGCTTCTACCAAACAATTTGTTCTTGTTGCTGATTCGCCGGACCTGATCTATGAAGCTGAAGCTGACGCTTCTGTTGCAGTTGCTTCTATTGGTCTTAACGTTGGTGTTGGTGCTTCGGCGCATACTAACCCACTGCTAACTGGTACTTCTCCGATGTATGTTTATTCTACTACTGCCCCGGATACTACCTCAACCCGTCCTTTACAAATCGTTGGTCTCGTTAATCGTCCTGATAACGAAGTGGGCGCTAATAGTAAAGTCTATGTTCGCATTAACGTCCATTCGTATGGTAGCGTTGGTGTGGCTGGCGTCTAATTGAAAGGATAAGATATGTCTGGTGTTATTACTTCTAGTAGCTTTGCAAAACTGCTTTGGCCTGGTCTGAATGCAATTTATGGTAAAGAATATAATGATTATGCTGTAGAATGGGATAAGCTTTTTGAGAAAAATACTTCTGATAAAGCTTATGAAGAAGATCTTGGACTAAGTTCCTTTGGTCTTGCTGTTGTTAAACCGGAAGGTGCTCCGATTTCTTATGATACGGAACGTCAAGGTTTCACGTCACGTTACAACCATGTTGTGTATGCACTTGGTTTTATTATCACTCGTGAAATTTATGAGGATGATCTGTATGGTAAGGTTGGTGCTCAAAAGGCGAAAGCTCTTGCTCGCTCCCTTCGTCAAACTAAAGAAATTGTAGCGGCTAACGTATACAATCGTGCTTTTACTGCTGGTTATACTGGCGGTGATGGTATTGTTCTTTGTTCTACTGGACACCTTAATGTGGCTGGTGGTACGTACAGTAACAAGATTGCTACTGATGCTGACTTGAGTGAAGCTGCTCTTGAACAAGCTGTTATTGATATTGCTGGTTATCGTGATGATCGTGGTCTTCTGATTGCGGCTAAACCTGAGAAACTGGTTATTCCTTATCAACTGCAATTTGAAGCAAAGCGTATTCTTAATGCTGATGGCCGTGTTGGTACTGATCTTAATGATCCTAATGTACTCAAGCAATCAAGTATCTTTAACCAAGTTATTGTTAACCACTATCTTAATAGTACTGGTAATGATGACTGGTTCATTCTTACTAATGTTAAGAATGGTTTGAAGTACTTTGAACGTCGTGGTGATCAGTTTGAGATGGATAATGACTTTGATACTGAGAATGCTAAGTTCAAAGCAACTGCTCGTTATTCTTTCGGATGGTCAGACCCGCGAGCGATTTACGGTTCGCAAGGCGCCTAATAATTAACAACATACAGGGGCTTGTCCCCTGTATTTTAAGAAAGGAATTATTATGCCTCAACCGATTTTAGGACCAGCCGGGGTAACTGTACAAACTCCACCTTCTTTTAAAATTTATCAGAAAGTGGCACAATTGGATACCAGTGCAGGCGATGCTACAGGTTTCTTAGCGTTTGTTTTACCTAAGGGTTGTATTCCTGCTTCTATTTTTGTTGCTTCTAGTGGTGCTAATGTTGCACAAACTATCAACTTAGGTAGTACATTAGGAGGTACTCAATTAGTAAATGCTGTTACTTGTAATGGTGCTCAGTTTGCTACAGTTGGTACTGCTGTAGGTGCTCTATTTGGTACTTTACTTACTGCGGATACGCCTATTTATGCTAAAGCTTCAGCACAACTTACAAACCCAGTTAAAATAATTGTGCGTTATTACTTTCCCCAACAGGGAATGACTTGGTAACAACCCCAAAGATGGGATTAGGATTAATACTCTTAATCCCATTTTTTATTTTAAGGTTTATCTATGACTCCACAAGTTATTAGTTTAAGTGCTTTAGGATCTACAGCTTGGATACCTGTAGATTATATACAAAATCCATATAATATTAATATTGCTATTGTTTTATCAAATACACCTAATTTAACCTGTAAAGTTGAATATACCTTAGATGATATTTTTAATCCTGCTATTACACCTACAGCTTTTACACATGCAACTTTAACAGGTTTAACTACAAATAGTACAGGTAATATTACATCTCCTGTTAGAGCTATTCGTTTAACTGTTACTGCTTGGACTTCTGGTACAGCTACAATGACTGCCCTACAAGGTGTAATTAATCCTGTGATTTATACAGATCAAGGAACAATTCAAGGTCCTGTTGCAAATCAAATTGCTGCTATTGGAACTCCATTTGCTACTCTTCCTGGAGATGGCGCAGCGGTCGGGATGTTTTTCACCGGAACGGCTGGCGCTTTCACACTTTCTGCGGCGATTTTGACCTACGCGTGGAATGCGCTTAAAGGCGTTTGGTGTTACTTGCCGGCGAACTTCGGCGGGAAAACCTATCCCGCTGGCTGGTATTGGGCCGTGTTTTCCAGCGATACCGCTGGTATTTTGTACAACAACGTTTATACCTCTGGCGTTCCTACTCGTCCGGCTGCGCTGACGCCATTTTCCGACAACCTCGCAGGCTGGCTGACGCAAACCACAT